AGATATATAAGGAGTCCCAACATGAAAAACGGGATATTGAAAGACTGGTAAGCCACAAAGCAAAGCACGGTACCTAAGACGATTAGAGATGCTGCCAGTGAATCAAGAAGTTTTCTCATCGTTGAGCCTCCTCACGACCAAGAAGGAAATCAACAGAAACGCCCAAAAGTTCAGAGAGAGCAATGAGATCTTGGATGGAAAAGTTAATTATGCCTTTATATTTCTGAGAAATTGCACCAGACGTCACATGCAGCTTTTTTGACACGTCTTTCTGTGAAAGCCCATTAAGTTGGGCTAGACGTTTAACTCTCTCGCCTACTGTGAGGTTAGTCAACATGTGTTCAATCACGCTAACATTTATAGCACAAGTTGTGCCAATGAGAAAATAATTAAGTAATTATTACCTATTCGTGTTTAGTCTGGCTTACTATTGTTCACATGAGAACAAATATAATTAGCCCTAAAGTTAAGGCAGAAGAAGCACCAGAAGGCCTGCAAACGATTGTTACCAGGAACATGAGAGTAGCAATGGCGATACGCGGAACTAATCAAAAAGAATTAGGTAACGCATTGGGATTAGCGCGCTCTAGTATCTCCCTGAAGATGACCGGAAGAGTTGTTTGGAGCCTGGAAGATATAGAAAAGGCCGCACATTTCTTCAATGTACGGCCTGATCAATTGGTAGCGGGGCATGGATTTGAACCATGGACCTCTGGGTTCCTCGACGGCCCCAGAGGTCCAAGGTTCACATCCATGACGACACTCAAACCGAATGTCATTCTAGCCGCGTAGGGCACGATGATGTGCCATGACTATGAAACGAAACCAGCCGCCTGAATCATGGCAGCCGTATTTGAGTGAGTATCTTGAGACTCTCAAAGCCGGTGGTCAATCGCCTCATTCTATAGATACGAGGCAGCGGCAAATAACGCGGTTCGCTCGTGAGCTGGCAAAGTCGCCGGTGGAGATCACAGCGGATGACGCGATCAAGTATCTTGCTTCGCATGAGTGGAAGCAGGAGACGCGCAAGACCAATAAGAATGCTCTGTCGAGGTTCTTCTATTGGATGGCGGTCACTGGACGTAGGAGCGATGACATATCTAAGGCGTTGCCGAGTGTAAAGCCTGGCAAGTCGGTTCCTCATCCTTGTCCCGATAGGGTCATTATGTCCGCTATGGGCAAGGCTACCGAGTCCGAGCAGATTATGTTGCGTCTAGGTGCCGAGTGCGGTTTGCGGCGAGAGGAGATGACGCTCGTCTATCCCAAGCAGGATGTCATCGAAGACCTTCTTGGATACAGCATCATTGTTCATGGCAAAGGCAATAAAGAGAGAATCGTTCCTCTCGGTGACGATCTGGCGAGACTGCTGCTCACTTTCACTGGATGGCTTTTCCCTGGACGATGGGAAGGACACGTCGAGGTCAGCTATATCAGCAAGCATCTTGAGAGGATTCTCGACGGCTGGAATCCTCACAGCCTGCGACATCGTTACGCGACGGTGACATGGCAGGAGACTCACGACATCCTTCTTGTGAGCAAGCTTCTCGGTCATGAGAGCGTAGAGACCACGATGCGCTATATCTACATGGGTGATGCGGATATGCGACGTGGTCTCAATGCCGTCACGTTGCCGACGTCAAAGATGACGACAGCACGTTAACGAGGGAAAGGTGTGGTCTTCCCTCGTTTAGTGATTTTCTCAAGTTCGAGGAGAAGTGTCAGTCCGAGAAGTCTTGCAAAGGCTGCGAGTGTCTTCATTTTGTGGCCATTCTGAGCGGGTTGTAGACGATTCCGAAGGCCGAGCCGAGGCCTCCTGCGGCGCTGGCGAGCCAGGCGCTCCATTCGGGCAGCCCGAGGAGAGTGAGGGCGGGGGCTATGGCGACGGTGACGACCGCTACTGCAATGTATATGACGGTTCTGGTTTTCTCGCTGAATTTGGGAACATAGCCTTGTCCGCTGCCGGTGTCGCTTTGGACTTCGCTGACCCGTGTCGGCTGGTTCGCTTGGGTGAGCGCGGAGTCGAGCGTGGTGGCCGTTTGCGGATTGTCGGTGGTGGCGGTGAGGTTGCCGTCGGCATCGGTGCCGATTTCTCCGATCGTTCCCACGGTGATGGTGTCGGTCATTTGGTGGTCTCGAGTTCTTTTTTGAGTTCGGTGATGATTGCTTTGTTCTGCTCTGCTTGGCTGCGGGTGGCGAGGGCTTCGAATCTCACTGCCCACGCGCCGTTGAACGTCAAAAGTGGTAGGTCTTTGCCGGTGCTGGCTTTGTAGGCGGTGTTGATGGCGTTGAGTTCGTCGGGGTTGCCGATGCCGACGGGGGCGTGGATTCCGTCCCAGTATTTGATTCCGTTGAATTGGTCGGAGCCGTAGGCGATGGCCATGGTGTCCTCCTGGTTGGTTGGTGTGGTGCCGGCGTCGAGTAGGGCGTTAGCGTGGTTGATGATCTCCTGCCATCGCAATGGATTCACGCATTGGTCCGGGCAAGATGGGTGGGTGTGTGGTGGTATCTCCCTGTGAAGCACAATGTTGTGGCCGTGGATGAGGTGCTTCCATCCTTGACGCCGGGCGATATCTGCGCACAGCTGCGCGCTTGCCTGGACGCAGGCGTCGGTGTTGGCGTATCCGGCGAGACCACCGGCGTGCTCGATGCTGATGGACTTGCGGTTGCTGTTCATGGAGCCGTCCGCCCAGGCCGCGTCGCGCTCGTTGACGTACTGGTGGATTTCCCCGTTGGTACCGATGCCGTAGTGGCTGCTGGCCTTGCTTGAGGTGCGAGAGAAGACCGAGTCGGTGCCGGGGAGCCCGCCGGCCATGATGTGCAGAGAGATGTAGGCGATTGCGGCATTCAGCCTGCTGCTTTTGTTGTGGCTTGGGGTTTGGATGATGTTCACAATGTTTCCTCCTACTGTTCCTCTTCGAACAAGCCTGTGGGCGGCTCAGGCGGGGGCGGTGGCCGGTGCGAGTAGATGTGATCGACGAGAGCGCGGTTGTAGCGCCATAACGCTTGGTTGTCGGCTTGTATCTTGAGGAGCATGCGCGTGCTGTCGAGATGGTTCTTGCTCGCATCGACCACGGCTTTCAATCCGGCTCCGGCCACTGCGGCCACGGCTCCGACGATCGCTATGAGAAGCGGCTCGCTCACGCGAAGGTCACTCCGTCGGGGATTTTGATGACGCGGGGCAAGGCGATGAGATAGTCTTTCGCGCTCATGCTGGGGCCCACCGTTATGTCTCCGCTGGTGTTCCATGTGCCCGTCTTCGAATAGGGTGCGTTTGCCAGCACGCCGATCGCGCCCAGGGAGATGTTCGCGCTGGGTTTCACTCCGCTTGAGTATTTGTAGATCGTGAACGAGTTCACGCCTACTTTCGCTTCGACGCTGCCCAGGTCGAGATAGATGTAGCCGTCTTTCACCGTGATGGCCGGGGTGGTGAGCATCGGGAAGTTGTTTGAATCCTGCGATTTGAATACGGCTTTATATTCGGGCTGTTTGAATTCGAGCGGCCACCATGCGTTCGTGCCGAAAACGTACATGCCGTTGTTGGCCGAGGCGTCGGCGGTGACGTAGCCTGACTGCCCTGTGATTCCCTTGACGCTCTTGAGGTCGGCGAGGGTCTGGCGAACGATGGGGCTCACTCCGGCCGGGGTGGAGCGGTCGTCGACCTCGCCGAGCTGTTTGTCGATGTTTTCGGCCATCGTCTGGAATGTTGCTGGCACGCTGGCCACCTCGTCGTCGCCGGTGGGATAGGGCAGGCCGTATCTGCTGGTGTTCTGCATGTTCTTTCTCCTTAGTTGGTTTCGAAGACGTCGACCATGGACAGTTCCGCGATCGAAAGATTGGTTTGCTCATACGTGGCCGGCCATCCTGTGAGGTCGGAGAGCAACAGTTTCTGATGTTCGTCGGGCAGCAACGGCAAGAGGGTAAGCTCGTGGCGCAGGATCGGGCTCGCATGGTTGTACGCGAAGCTGAGGGTTCCACCGATGCTGGTCCATGCTCCGGTGAAAGCGGGATTGCCGTCGGAGCCGGTGAGGGTGGAGAATCGGGTTCCTGTGATGATGAACGCGCCTGTGGGCGCTGTGACGTAGAGCCATGGCCATGTCGCCGGATCCAGCTTCCTGGCATCGACGGTGATGGATTCGGGGCGAAGCCGCAGGTTCTGCTCGTAGATCCATGAGCTCATGACGGTGCGGGTGGCGTCCGAGACCGTGAGCATGGTTCCATCGCTCCACACTCCTGCGGATTCGTCGGCGATGAGGGCATCGGAGTCGATGCTCATCGACGACTGCGTGGCCGTCAGGTTCTCCGGAAGGTTCGTGCTGGAGTATTCAATGCCGGCATCATCGAACTCGAGCACGTTGTCGTTCGCTTTGACTCGTTTCGCGTTGATTTTGACAAGGGTGAGGGGCGATGGAATCTCCAGCGAGTCGGTTCCTTCCACAGTGTCGCCGTTGAGCGCGGGGCGGGTGTTGCCGCTGGTGTTCACTACGAGTGTGGCGTCGGCGCGCGCGGTGATGGTGACGGGATCGGTGAGTGCCAGGGGCTTGAGGATGGAGGCGGCCCCATCAGGGGTCTCATACCACAAGGGAAGGCGGGGGCTCGCTGAGAACAGTCGGTGCAGCAGGTCGAGCTGACTTGGGAAGTCCGTGGAATAAGCGGCCACGGTCGGTGGTAGGGAGAGATCGGTCTTGTCGGAGAGCGGTGCCCCTGCTTTCGAAGCTCTGGAGTTGAGCTCGTTGAATCTGGCCGTTGGGGAGCCGACCCAGTGGAGGTCCTTGTATTTCGCACTTGGGTCGGTGGGGCCTTGCGCCTGCATTCTTTTCCACAGCACCATGCGGCCCGTGGCGCTCAACGCGATGGTCCACTCGTTGTCGCGCTTTTCGGTGATGGTGCCACCCGAGGAGACGATGCCGTCGAAGATGGTGATCAGGGTCGAGTCGGGTGAATCCGGTGCCGGTGGGACCCATTTCTGGTGCAGGTTGGCGAGGCTTCCGGTCTGCTCGTTCCATGTGCCGAACTCGGGCGTGAGATCGCGCCACCTGGGTGGGGTCGCCAATTGGAGGATCACGCGTGCGCCTGCCATGCTCAATGCCTTGCCTGCGAGAGAGCCGGTGCGATCGTGCAGGCTGAAGGTGAGCACGCTGGGTTCGGGCTGGGTGTCGGGGGAGCTCGTTCCCCAGCGAATGTTGAAGGAAGCCAGCGCGGCCACGTCGTTGGTGTGATCGGTGACGGATTCGAGTCCGCGGCCGAAGTCGATGAACATGAAAGGCAGCTGCATCAGGCGCGCCTCGAATCGTATTGGTCGAGGAGTTTCTTGATGCGAGCGGCCACGGCTTCGGGATCGGTGACCAGGCCATCGAAGCGGACGTCGAGGTTGATGATGGTGTCTCCCTCGTGCTTCGCGGCTTTGTCGAGCGGGGTGACTGAGGCTCCGGCCGGCAGGTTGAGGAACTCTGGACCTGCTTCTCCGACGAGGACGGTTCCCGCGGTTCGGAGGATGCCGCCGTTGGCGAGCATGGGGATCTTGAAGCTTTTTCCTCCGATGCCTGGTATCCATGAGGGTATGTCGAAGCCGAAGCCTCCGACGGTGCTGTTCCAGAGACTGCGTATTCCATTGAAGGCAGCCCGGAAGGGTGCTGCGATGGCGTTGCCGATGCTGGTGAAGACTCTCACGATGCCGGACTTGATGGAGTTGAACGCTCCGACCGCGCCGTTCCATGCGCCGGTTGCGAAGTTGTAGGCGGCGTTGAAGAAGCCTCTGATGGCTCCCGGTATTCCTCGGAAGAAACCGACGATGGCGTTACCGATGTTGGAGAAGAAGCTGGTGATCTGTCCCCAGTGCTGATAGATGAGGTTCGGTATTCCCAAGACCGGCATGAAGACCATGAGGATCGCCTGTCCCCATCCCGAACCGATGAAGTTCATGATGGCCGAGCCTATCCATGAGAAGAAGCCCATGACCGCGTTACCCGCGTTGGAGACGAAATTACCGACCGCGGAAGTGACCTCGTTCCAGTGGGTGACCAGGGCGACGATTCCGACGACCAAGGCTCCCACTCCCAACGCGATCCACGTGAAGGGGTTCGCCAGGAGAGCGATTGCCGAGGCTCCTGCGGCCGTGGCCATGGCCCAGAGCGCGGGCGCTACCGCGACCATGATGACGGAACCGATGCCAGCGAGGATCGGGACGAGCATCCCTGAATCCTGAAGGGTGTTGAAGGCGTTACCGATGGCGTCGATGCCTGGACCCACTTGGTCGGCGAGACCGGAGACCGCGTCGGCGGCTCCGCTCATGGCGTCGGTGATCATGGGGTTGAGTTTGTCGATGACGGTGGAACCGACTTTGACGACAGCGGCTTCGAGGTTGCCGGAGGCTCCCTCCATGGTCTTGGTGGAGGCCGCGGCCTTCTTCGCGACGTCGGTCATACCGAGTTTTGTGAGGGCGTCGTTGAACTCGTCGGCTGAGATCTCTCCCTTCGACATCGCGTCGCGGAAGTTGCCGGTGTAGGCGTTTGATTCTAGGAGTGCTTGCTGGAGTTTCCCGGCTCCTCCCGGTATCGCGTCGGAGAGCTGGTTCCAGTTCTCGGTGGTGAGTTTGCCCTGGGCGGCGGTCTGGGTGAGGACCATGCCCACTGATTTGAAGGCGTCTGCGTTGCCTCCTGAGACCGCTGTGAGGTTGCCGGCGGCTTCTGCGAGGGAGCCGTAGCCTTTGACGCCGTTGGCTGCGAGCTGTGCGGTGGTGTTGCGGATGTCGGAGAGGCTGAAGACGGTCTTGTCGGCGTATTCCTGAGTGCTAGCGGTGAGTCTTTTGATGGTCGAGTCGTCGACGCCTCCGAACTTCAAGGTGCTGCCGAATTTGTCGGCGGAGTCGGAGGCTTCGCTCATCTCGCCTGCCAAGCCGGATACGTAGTTGATGGCTTTGGTGGTGAAGCTGGAGAAGACTCCGGCGACCGCGCCCATGACGGCCGCCGATTTGGTGTGGAACTTCGAGACGGAGTCGGAGGCCTTGTCCATCGCCGCTGTGGCTTTTGAACTGTCTCCGATGATCTTGATGGTAAGGATCGTTGATTTACCGTTCGCCATCCGTCTCCTCCGCTTCTCGTGTGAGTAGGTCTATCGCCGTTCCCCAGTCGCGTTCATCGGGGTGGCGGTCATTTCTCCATTGCCATGGGGTTCCTCCGAAGCGGGCGGCCAGGACGACGGAGAGTTCGTTCAGTGAGTCTGGTTCCCAGCTGGGGATTTTGGGTCTTCGTCTGTTTCCGCTTCCGCTGCGGGATCGATGTCGGCGACGGTGGTGACCCAGTCGTCGAAGCCCTTGCCGTCGTTGCGGCCTGCGCGGCGGAGAGCGTTGTAGGCGGTGAAGGTGATGAATCGTATGGGGGACTTCTGTGCTGATTCCCAGCCTGCGGCCAAAGCGTGCTTCTCTGCCTGCATCTGGTCGAAGAGCGTGGTGGCGACGTCGTCGGTGTGGTCGTCGAGGTAGATGATGCGTGTGATTTTCATGCTGTGTCTCCTTCTATTCCGTTGATGAGGCGCGTGATCGCGTCCTCGTAGATGGCCGTCCAGACCGGTTCGGTCGAGTGGGCGGCGCCTGTGACGTAATGCTTGGCGGGTATTCCCCTCGTGGTCCATCCGAACTCGTGGATTGGGGCGTAGGGAATGGATTTGGAACCGGCTCTGATGACGCCGGCCTTCTGGGTGGCTCCCGCTCTGATGCTCTTGGCGAGTTCCCCGCTGACCTTCGGTGCTCCCGATTTGGCGGGGTTGACGACGACCTGCGCTGCCTTCTTGTTCTCGGCGCGCAGGTCCTTCATGTCCGCTCCCGCTTTTTTGAGCGTGCGGGCGAGCTTGGAGGCTCCCTCGATTTGGAAGCCGAGGGGGTCACCCATCGTTAGCCTTCGGCCGTGTTCGTTTTGAGTTTGACGTTGGTGGCGGTGAAGCTGAAGTCCTGGTCGTTCTTCTTCTTCACGTCTCCTCCGATACCGACGGGGGTGACGAGCACCTTTCCCTCGAAGCCGAGTTCCGCTTCGCTGTTTGGGATGAAGACGAAGGGCATGGTCTTTCCGGAGTTGTTGAAGCAGAATGCTTGGAGTCCGGTGGTGGAGTAGTCCTCCTTGATGGTGCCGTCGAGCGTCCAGGACACGTCGAGGGAACCGGATTCCTCGGAGCCGTCGAGGAAGGTGGTGGAGTCGTCAGTATCGGCCTTGGGAGTGAGTGCGGCTTTGGTGAGGTCGGCGTCGAACTTCTGGGCTGATTCGGTTTCTCCGATGGTGAGGGATCCTGGACCAAGGGTGCGGATTTTCTCTGTCATGAGTTTCTTCTTTCTAATCCATGGGGTTCAAGGTGATATCGTAGGCGGCGAGATCGCCGGAGACGGTGGTGATGGTGGACGGGGAGGCGCGTTGCAGGTTGATGGTCTGCGCTTGGGTGAGGAGGCCGATGGCGTGGTGAATGTCTTCGAGGCTTCGCGCTTGGTTCCAAGGAGACCCGGACACGATGGCGATGCTCCAGGTGACCTCCGGTTCGTCCCATCGTTCCCATTCGAGCGTGGGTGGTTCGATGAACACGGTGAGGCGTCCGGATTGGACTTGGGTGATGTCGTCGGTGATGACGTCGGCGACGTCTCCTAGAGCGGTCTCGAGCATGGTTTTCAACTCGTTGAGGTTCTGCTGGTAGGTTTTCATGCGATGCCCATTCCACTGGGTATGAAGGGGCGGAGTATCGGACGGGCGGCCGCGAGGGGGTCACGGTTGATTCTGAATGGTTGGAGATCGGTGTCGGTGACGTTCATGACGCCGTTTCTCGCCGTTCTTCGGAAGTAGAGGTCGGACCCGACTTCGAGGATCGCCTGATCGACGATCTGGTCGGGGACGGTCCGTCCTGCTATTTCTGCGAGGATCAGCTGGTTGGCGACCTGAATGTTCGACTCGGCCGCGTCCTTCTCCTCCTGGGTGACCGCCTGCACTGTCTTGGTCAGGCGGTCAGTGAGGGAAGTGAGGTCTGGGTCGCTCATTATTCTCCAGCGGCGGTTCCGACGAGTGGGAGGATGCCTTCCGGCCATGGTGTGCCCATCGCCATGTAGCCGTAGACGCTGAAGTCCTGGGTGAGGTCGAGGACGTTCTGGTCCTGAAGCTGGAAGGGTGCGCCGGAGGACTCCCAGATCTTCAAGGCGGTCGGGTCGATGAACGCGACGGTGCCGTCGGTCGCCTTCGGCAGCATCTGGACGCTGACGCGGCTGAGGTTGGCGCTGGTGCCTGTCAGGTCGATGGTTCCCAGTGTTGAAGCGCCTAGTCCGGAGATATCGAGGAGGCTGTTGCCGTTGCGCTGGAGCTTGGCGATGGCTTTGAAGACGTCCTTGCTCACGCCCAACGTTCCTACGATGGCGCCGAGGTCGTCTAGGGCTTCGGCCGCATCGATGAAGATGTCAATCCAGTCGTCCGCGGTCGCTTCGCTGAGCTTCTTGGCGAAGGTCAGCTTGTTCTCGGTCGCGGCCTGCGCCTTGATCTGTGAGTAGAGATAACTGCGGGCGGCTGTTTCTGTGTTCTTCGCGTAGGCGAGGGCCATGGCGTTCAAAGCGGTCGTCAGTGCCGGGGTGTCCGAGCGTTCGATGGACTGGCGTGACAACTGTGTATAGCCGCCGTAGGTCTCGATGTTGGCGCTCTTGGTGCCCAACGCGACCTTGCCGAAGGGGAGGGTGGCGCCTTCCTTGGTCTGCTTGCCGACCTGCGTGGTGTCGGAGGTGAGGACCTTGTAGGAGACCGATTCTCCGGTGGAGGGCAGGGCTTCGCGGCTGAAGATGTTGAGCACGGAGCGACGGGACTGGACGAGGTTGATCATGTCGGTGACCCAAGCGGTCTGGGTTGCCGTGTCGGCGAGGACGGTGCCGGTGAAGTCGCGCTTGAGGAGGGCCTCGTAGGTGTTCAGGGCGTCGGAGTCGCCTTGTTCGAGACTGCGGAGGAACTCTCCGGCCGAACGGTAGGAGGCGCCCAACGGGGCGGGGTCGTGGGTGAGGACGGAGGCGGCGGCGAGTTCGCGCTGCTTCTGTTCGAGGTCGCTCATGCGTTGCTCGATGACGT